TGATCAGCCGCAGTTGCAACTCGGCATGTATCCGGTTTATGACCCGCAAGCCGTTAGAGAGCCGCGCCCTGATACCACGTACTTTCAGGCAGGTCTAAATGGTTTGGAGACTAACCCAGACGGAGGCCCAACCGAGGCTGGATATGGCGTGCCGACTCAGGGTAGTAGGATTGTCGCTTGGGGGTGGAACCCGGTAGGATTCTATAACCCGCTAAAGTTGCCTTTTCAACAGAACTTTTTGGTAGCAACAACCTCAGTAGGAACTGTAACCATACAGGTTGAAGAACCTGTACTCATATAGGAGTAAGAAATGAAAGATGCAGTCAAAAAAGCGGTGCATAAACACGAGAAAGCCATGCACCCCGGCAAACCGCTAACCAAACTACGGGCCGGTGGCAAGACCAACGCTGACATGATGAAGTATGGCCGTAATATGGCTAAAGTTATGAACCAGCGTAGCCCAATGCGTCCGGCCTCTAAAAAGACGGGAATTTAATCATGAAAAAAGGTAGCCTGCGGGTTGTACAACCCCAAAAAGATTATCCCGGCTCAGATGCCGTAGCCAAGGCTGGTGTTGCCGTAACCGGTAACGAGGCTACTTTTGGCTACAACGGATACCCCAATGCCATTCCCAGCACCCAGACCGTAAAGACTCGGGGTACTGGCGCGGCGATAAAAGGCACTAACTCCAGCACAAAGTTGGGATAAATGAACTACGCAACGCTATTTAAGACGATTCAGGCATACGTTGAAAACGACTTTCCGACAACGGTAGTCGTTGATACAGCCTCGTCTAATACTAACTTTACGAATAAGGAGCAAATTGACACCTTTATTCGTCAGGCCGAACAACGTATTTATAATAGCGTTCAACTTCCGGTATCTCGCAAAAACGTAACTGGAAACTGCACATCCGGCAATAAGTACCTTTCGCTGCCGTCTGATTGGCTGGCTAACTTCTCTGTTGCTAGGATTAATGCGGATCAAACTCAAGATTACTTGTTAAATAAAGATGTTGAATTTATCCGTGAGTCTTTTCCAGATCCAACTGATTTAGGACCGCCTACACATTACGCCATTTTTAAAGGACCAACCACGGTCCCGGGTGATGTATCTACGCTAATTCTTGGTCCAACGCCTGACGCTAACTACAACATGGAACTGCATTATTTTTACTATCCGCAGTCTATTGTTGATAACTCTAGCGGTACTTCTTGGCTTGGACAGAACTTTGATTCAGCACTTCTTTATGGTTCATTGCTTGAAGCCTACACCTACATGAAGGGTGAAAAAGACGTTAACGACAATTACATTGCTCGTTACAATGAAGCCTTGGCTATGTTGAAACAACTTGGTGAAGGCAAGAACCGTCAAGACATGTATCGAACAGAACAAGCGAGGTATCCAGTCAGATGAGCGGCATGAGCGAAGTAGCATTTTTATTGGGTGGCAACAACGTAAAAGTTGTTACCACTTCTGGGCGTGGCTTTACTCCTGAAGAAATTGCGGAGAGAGCCTTGGACAAAATTATTTATGTGGGATCTCAAACTCATCCTGCCATTCGTGATCAGGCTGAGGCGTTTAAAAAGCAAATCCGTCAGGTTTTGGTTTTTTATATGAAAGAGGCAATTAAGTCGAACCACACGACTTTAGCCAATAAGTTCAGGAAAGCAGGACATCCTGAGTTCGTAAAACTTTTAGATGACTAATATGGACGCAAAATTTTGCAATTCATGTAAAGAGGTTAAGCCTCTAGCAGATTTTGCTGTCCAAAAAAGTCATAGAGTTGGTAGTCCTGTTTCTGTATGTACACCATGTAGAGTTGAGAAAAATAGAAAGCGTAGACAAGAAAATCCAGAGCATGTTGCAAACATAGAACGCCGAAGTAAATTTAAAAAGCAGTATGGAATTACTTTGGATGATTACAATAATATGCTTGACAAACAAAGTGGTGGGTGTGGTATTTGTGGATCAGAAACGGCTGGGGTAAGAACAAAATATTTTTCAGTTGACCATTGTCACTCCACCGGAAAAGTGCGCGGTCTTCTTTGTATGAAATGTAATCGTGGCTTAGGTTTGTTTAACGACAATACTGAGCGTTTATTAAAAGCAGTAAATTATTTAAAGGAGTTTTAACATGGCAATAACACAAGCGATGACGACCTCGTTCAAAGCAGAACTTCTGCTTGGGGTGCATGATTTTCGTCCGTCGGCCGATACTGGTGCAGACGTTTTCAAGATCGCTCTATATACCTCATCCGCTACGTTGGATGCCAACACGACTGCTTACACCGCTTCTAACGAAGTAGGCACGTCTGGCACTAACTATTCGGCTGGTGGACAGGCACTGACCAACACAGGTGTAACGGCAACCAACATCAACGCCAACACCGGTACAGGCTTTACTGATTTTTCTGACGAGACCTTCGTGAACGCTAACTTCACGGCTCGCGGTGCTCTGATTTATAACAGCACCCCGTCAGCAAACAGCAATGCTAATACCACTCTGACCAATGCGTCTGTTGCAGTTCTGGACTTTGGTGCTGATAAAACCGCTTCTGACGGTGACTTCACTATCATTTTCCCGACCAACGACGCATCTAACGCGATCATTCGTATCGCCTAAGAGTTGTAGATGCCCGCTACTGGCGCATGGGACGAAGGTAGATACGGGTTCGGTGTCTGGGGCACGGGGCAGATTGATGTCTCGGTCTCAGTCACCGGCGTTTCTGCGTCTGGGCAAACCGGTAATGAATCAGTAGGAATCGGCCAGAGTATTCTGGTTGTAGGGCAAGAAGGTGAAGGTCAGACCGGTACTGTTGCATTTACCCAAGCAGCAAACATTTACCCAACAGGGGTAGAGGGCGAAGGTCAGACTGGCACTGCGGTTATAAATGGTAAGGGAAGTGTTGTCCTTACTGGTGTAGAGGCCCATGCTGAATTAAATCCACCCGGAGTTGCGGCTGGGGCTGATGTTGAACCGGCCGGATTCCAGCACGATGTTCTGCTTGGTCAAGAAACAATTGTCACCTCTGCCAATGTCTTCCCAACAGGTGTTGAAGGCACAGGTGAAACTGGACAACTTGCTCAGAATACTAATTACTATGTAACTGGAGTTCAGGGTGAAGGTCAGACTGGCACTGCTGTAGCCACGGGTGGATCGTTTGTTCCGGTTACTGGGGTTGAGGGTGTTTGTACCGTTGGGCAAGTAACCCAAAAGACAATTAACAACGTTCCGGTTACGGGTCTTGTAGGTATAGGTGAAGTTGGTACGGTAGATGAAAGCCGTGCTGCAAATATCTACGTATTTCCGGTTGTCGCTGTCGGGTTTACGGGTCAGGTTGTGGCTGAGGGTGGGGCTAACGCATTCCCCAACGGTGTTGAGGCTACAGGCGAACTTGGTGAGACCGAAGAAGAAGGTAGCGCTAACGTCTTCCCGGTAGGGGTCGAAGGTGCCGGAGAGACTGGCACTGTAGCAACTTCTGGAAAAGCCAATATCTATGTCTTAGGGGTTCAAGGTTCTGGTTTAATAAGTTCTGTTGGTGTTGCCGCTAAAGGTAATGTTCAACCTGCTGGTGTTCAGGCTGTTGGGCAGTTAGGTCAGGAAGAGGCCGAGGGCGGTGTATATGTTCAAGTTACTGGGGTTGTAGGTACAACCCAACTAGGCGAAACTGACGAGTCTGGTAAAGCAAATGTTTATGTAATTGGGGTAAGCGGTACAGGTCGTGTGGCTAGACCGCTTGTTTGGGGTTTAATTGATACGGCACAAACGCCGAATTGGTTGCCGCTTGCGGCGTAACTTAAGGAGTAAGAAATGGCGAGTACATACTCATCGTTAAAAATACAATTGATGGCGACTGGGGAAAACTCAGGCACTTGGGGTACGGTAACTAACACCAACCTTGGTACAGCCATCGAAGAGGCAATCGTTGGTTCAGCAGACGTTACGTTCAATAATGCTGATGTAACGTTAACGCTTACCGATACTAATGCCTCTCAATCTGCTCGTAACCTTCGATTAAATTTAACCGGGACTGTTGCGTCCCCACAAAGTCTAATCGTTCCGGGTATTGAGAAGGTCTACATTATCAATAACGGTCTTAGCCAAACAATTACGGTTAAGAACTCTACCGGTGCGGGTATTGCAGTTCCGGCTGGCAAGACAATGTATGTATACAACAATGCTTCAACAGTTGTTGACGCAATTACTCACCTGACTTCTTTAACTCTTGGTACCGCACTTCCCGTAGCCTCGGGAGGTACTGGGTCAACCACGGCTAGTTTTAGTGGTGCAAACATCACGAGCCTTAACGCATCAAACATTTCAAGTGGTACGTTAGACAACGCCCGTACTACGGCATCTTCAACTAATGGCGCTTCAACTATCGTAGCCCGTGATGCTTCGGGTAACTTTGCTGCTGCAGCAATAACAGGTACTTCGTTTAGTGGTTCCGGTGCATCTTTAACTTCTCTTAACGCATCAAACATTTCATCCGGCACCGTAGGGACGGCCCGACTTGCTAGTGGAACGGCTAATAGCGCCACATTTTTACGTGGTGATAGCACTTGGTCTCCGGGTGTTTCTGGCCCACCGGGACCTACTGGCCCTGCTGGTACTGCTGGACCTCCGGGACCTACTGGCCCTACTGGTCCTACTGGCCCTTCCGGTCCTCCGGGTCCTACTGGTCCTACTGGCCCTACTGGCCCTACCGGCCCTGCTGGTCCGACTAATACTGGTTTAGATCAGATTGGAACTTACATAGTTGGTTCACATTCTCCGGGTATTAGAACCAACATAGGATGTACCTACCCAGGAGCGAATGTAAGGTATAACACGGCTTGTTCGCCAAATAATGATTTTGCTGGGTTTTTCGCCCCGGTAAGTAAAGGAACTCCTCTTTCTGGTACATGGAGAGCGATGGGGAGAAATGGGTCGTCTACGGTGATGTGTGGTGCTGTTGTTTATACCAACGGTTTGTTTGTTAGAATTTCTTAGAGGTTAAAAATGTCAGATAACTTATTATTTCATCCTGAGTATGTAAAAGATTGTTATTGGGAAAATTCTGAACAAACTCTTTTTAGTTGCACAGTAAAATACGAAGAATTTCCAGAAGAAATGCCAGCGGGGATAACTTTGGCTGACCCATATGAGCATATAAAACTTATATGGAACAACGCTATGGCAGGAATGTATGGCCCTATAAGGGCTTGGGAACCACCTGTACCCCCACCTCCGGTTCCTCCTACAACAGAAGAAAATAAACAAATAGCCATAATTAGGCTTCAAAATACTGATTGGACTGCGGCTGAAGATGTTGGTAATCCGCAGGTTGCCAATCCTTATCTGGTAAATCAAGCAGAATTTTTATCGTACCGTTCAGCGATTCGAGAAATTGCTGTAAATCCAGTTGCTGGAGATATTCAGTGGCCGGTAAAGCCAACTGAACAATGGAGTAGTTAATGTCAGTTCGCTATCCCGGTGCAACGCCTGAGTTTCGTATTTTAGAAAAAATAAATGGGACTCAGGTGTTACAAGTTCGATATGTAAATGAAACACAAAGATACACCAGCCGCTGGGAAGAAATACCAGTAGTTAAAGAGGAGACGTTAAATGGTAATCAGAGTAGAACCGAAGCATAGTTTTGTTTACGATGGTGCGGTCCTCAATGTGTTTCATGCTAATAAAGGTGAAGGACTGCCTCGGCACAATCACAACTTTGCTCATGCTACTTTTTGTTGTGCTGGGTCATGCTATGTTCGTAAAGAAGACAAAGAGATTCTTATAACTAAAGATTCTCAACCTTTAAACCTTAAAGAAATTGATTGGCATGAGATTGAAGCCGCTGAAGACGGAACAGTATTTATTAACGTCTTTGCGGAAGGGAAGTACTAATGAACGCAATGTGGCAAATGTGGGAAGGTAGGTTTCAAAAAGCCACTTGTGAACGATTTGTGTCTTTGGGAAAGTTATTGCCAGAAAAAGACGCTGGGGTTGGTGGTGACGAAGCAGGCGGTGTAAATAAAGAAGTTCGTAGATCAAAAATTCGTTGGTTAAGCGGTGCTATGCCAGATTTTAAAGATCTTTATTTAGACATTGTTGATATGTTTCATCAAGCCAATCGAGTTGCATTTGGTGTAGATCTTTGGCATCTGCATGAAATGCAATTTACTGAATACAATGCTGAAGATGAAGGTTATTACAACTGGCATATAGATACTTTTCTTGATGGAAAAAATCCTTCTCAACGCAAACTTTCAATGGTTATACAACTTTCTGACCCAAATGACTATGAAGGTGGGGTATTTGAAATGCAACCTTGGTTTATGGAACCACCTCCAGTAGACAAATTAAAAACTCAAGGAACAGTAGTTGTATTTCCATCCTTAATACGCCATAGAGTTACCCCAGTTACTAAAGGCACACGTTATTCCTTGGTTGCTTGGATGGAGGGTCCAAAGTGGAGATGATTTTCCAACACGTTTGTGATCCTTGTGAGTATCTTATTTTAGATAACGTATGTTCTGAACAAGAATTATCTCAGTGTTTTTTAGAAATAGATTTGATATCACCCGCTTTTGAAGGGCCAAATAAAACTAATTCGGCCAAACATGAAGATGGAAGTTTTAAAAAACAAAACAAAGGAATTTTTTTTGAACAAATATACACACCTTCTTTTGCTTTTGTATCTCCAATTTTAGTGCAACTTCATAAAGCAATAAAAGCATTAGATAGTAGAAAATACACAGCACTCAGCCAAATGAATTTACTAAGTAAAGTCAGTGGATATAATGCAATAATAAATGGGTATAAAAATGGTGATTATTACGAAAGTCATCAAGATGGGTCAGCATTAACCGCCTTATTTTGGTTTGCAAAAGAAGATTTTTATGGTGGAGATTTGGTTTTTACTGCCTTTAATCACACCGTACCGTTTAAATCTAACCGAGTAATTTTATTTCCATCTTATTACGAACACGCAATAACTGAAATAAAGTCAGACAGTGAAAACAATGTTCGTTTTAGTGTAAGTGCTTTTTTAATGATTGATGGATTAAGAAAACACGAACAACCAACGACAGTTGGAACAAATGACTTTTAAACAAAAACTTATTGATGATGGGTTTGTGGTTGTGCCTAACTTTATAACGGTTGAGCAGGTTGATTATTTTTTTAACACGTATAAAAATTGCGAACTAATAAGTAATAAAAATGACCGGCAAGCGCCAAATTCTTCACATAGTATTTTTAACTTTAGAGAATTTGTAGAACTACTTTGTGCAAAAAACATGGAGGTGGCTAATTTAGTTGGAGAAATGGTCCTTCCTACATACGCATACGCCAGAATTTATAAACAAGGAAACATATTAGAAAGACATACCGACAGAGTAGAGTGTGAGGTTAGTCTTACGGTTCATCTTCAAGGCGATAAAGAATGGCCTATCTATATGGAAAAACCAAACGGTGAGGCCGTAGGTGTTGTACTGCGTCCGGGTGATGCTGTTTTGTATTTAGGTTGTGATACTCCGCATTGGCGTAATGCTTATGATGGTGAAGAATATGGTCAAGTTTTTTTACATTATGTATTAAGTAATGGAGTGCATTGGAGCAGATGTTTTAATACCCAGCATGCTCTTACATGTATGTTAGAAAAACACAACGTAAAACTGGAGGTGGAACATGGCTAAAAAGTTTCCTGATGTAAACAAAGATGGCAAAGTAACTAAAAAAGACGTGCTCATGGCTAAAGGTGTAATCCCAAAAGAAAAGGGGATGAAAGAAGGAGGTAGCGCCAAGTGGATTCAGTCAGCCATCAAAAAACCCGGCGCTTTACGAAAATCGCTTGGTGTAAAAAGCGGCGAGAAAATTCCCGCAGGAAAACTCGCCAAAGCAGCCAAGGCCCCCGGCAAATTGGGTCAACGTGCTCGTCTTGCCCAAACTTTAAAAGGCTTGAAAAAGAAATGAAAACCCTAATCGAAGCCCACAAAGTTGATGGTGTAAAAGTCTGCCGCTCTGAGGTGGAAGTAGTGTGCTTTCACTGTCAAGACCCAGTAAGCGCACACGAGGAAGAAACTGGAACCTGCACTAACTGCGGCCAGCCGTGGCGTCCTAAACAATCAGTCTCAGTCTGGGCTACATCTGTACCTAAAGCCGGGGCTAAGACTTGGGGTCAGTAGTGCAACTTTGGGCATTGACTTTCATATTTTTACTGCTACCTTGGATTTGGCTATTTTAGGGACAGGGGAATGAATCTTGAGCCAATTACCAGATCCGGGGAATCCCGCAGAAGCCGCCCGTGCGGCTTTAGGTGGCATAAAGGAAGCCATCAAGGTAGGCCGGGAAATAAAGGAAGTCGGGAAGGAGATGAACTCCTTCTTGGACGAAGAGGCACGGGCCAGAGTCGCATGGCGCAGGAAGCAGCAGGAAGTACAACGCCGTGGCGACATGATGTACATAGATGCAATCAACGAGTACCGAGTTCTTTACAACATTAAGAAAAATAAAGAGGCAGCGTTTAAAGAGATAGAGAAAGAGTTTGGTAAGCGGGCGATAAGTGAAGTACAGGATTTAGAGACACGGCTTAGGAAAGAACGCAAAGAGTTACAGAAAGAGTTTGATTCAGATCGGGAAGCAACAAGGCGGGAGTGGTTGGTTTTAGGAGTCTTGGCGCTTTTGATTTACGGGATACTTAAAGCGACAAAGGTGTGGTGATGATTGGATTAGACGCAATACTTAAAATCGGTGAAAAGGTCTTGGATCGGGTCATGCCTGATCCAGCCGCTAAAGCCGAGGCGCAAGCCAAACTTATGGAGTTGGCTCAAAAAGGCGAACTGGCTAACCTTCAGGCTGAAGTAGACTTTGCCAAGATTGATGCAGGTGACCGTGATTCTGCCCGTCACCGTGAGTCTGAGATGGCTAAAGCAGATGTTTGGGACTTAACCAAGAACATTAATACCATCTTAGCCATAGGCGTGATCAGTTTGTCTTTTGTTTTGTTTGCGGTGCTGATGACCATTGAAGTTAAAAGCATGGCTAAAGACATTTTAATTTACATCCTTGGCGTGTTATCTGCGGCCCTAACGCAAATTCTGTCGTTTTACTTTGGCTCTAGCCAAGGGTCTAAGAATAAGCAAGCAGAAATCGACAAGATGATGGGGAACGGTAAATGAACCTGACCAAAAACTTTTCTTTGGCCGAGATGGTGAAGTCTGAGACTGCCCTGCGGCACGATATGGACAACACGCCGGGGGAGGCGGAAATTGAAAATCTTAAAAGACTGGCTGAAAAGGTTCTTCAACCTGTTCGAGACCATTACGGCAAGGGCGTCAAAGTCAACTCGGGCTTCAGGCACCCAGAAGTCAATGCCAAAGTCGGGGGCAGCAAAACCTCGGACCACTGCAAAGGCCAAGCCGCCGACATCGAAATCCCGGGCATCCCGAACGCCGACCTTGCGAAGTGGATCTCGGAAAACCTAGAGTACACACAACTCATACTTGAGTTCTATACTCCGGGCATACCTGATTCTGGCTGGGTGCATGTGTCGTACAACCCAGCAGATTTAAAGAAACAAAACTTAACTGCAACCAAAAAGGACGGTAAGACGGTTTACTTACCCGGACTTACTGCGTAGATATGCCATTTATATCGCTTAAGTTTAAACCCGGCGTAAACCGAGACACCACCAACTATGCTGGTGAAGGCAATTGGTGGCAAATGGATAAGGTTCGTTTTTTGTCTGGCTTTCCGCAAAAGATTGGCGGTTGGGTCAAGGCTACGCCTAATTCGTTTTTAGGTACTTGCCGTTGGTTGTGGAACTGGGTGACGACCTATGCTGATAACTTCTTAGCGGTTGGAACCAACCTCAAACTGTATCTTGAGGCGGGCGGATACTTTTATGACATTACTCCACTACGAACTGCTAATCCTACATACATAACACCCGCTACAGATAACTGTATTGCCACAACAAACGGTTCAACTACGGTAACTATTAACATCACAGGATGTAATCCAGTTGCAGGTGACTATGTAACTATCTCTGGCGCGACTACAGTGGGTGGTATTCCTGCTGCTGAATTAAACGCTAACCATGAGATCCTAACTGCGCCTAACGCTAACTCATTTACGATTGCTGTAACTACGGCTGCAACAAGCACAGTGGTATCGGGTGGCGGCACGGGGATAACCGTTAACTTTGAAATTACCACTGGGAACGTAGGTGGTGAACTTGGATATGGTTGGGGTACTGATGGCTGGAGCCGACTTGAATGGGGCCTTGGGGGTGTAACTCCTATTGCGTTAGAACCTCGTCTTTGGTGGTATGACAACTTTGACAATGATTTAGTAGCCAACATACAAGACGGTGCTCTTTACTATTGGGAGCGGGGCACAAACTCTTCACCTGCTACTGCCCTTACCACTCGTGCTGCTTTATTAGAAACCTTTCCGGGAGCCAGCGATGTACCAGAGAAAGTTATGCAGATTCTTGTCTCGCAGCAGGATAAGCATCTACTCGCTTTTGGGTGCGATCCTTACGGTGGCGCTGGTGCTACCGATTTCGATCCTCTTCTTATTCGTTGGTCTGATCAAGACAATCCTGTTGTGTGGACTCCGACCCCGACAAATTCGGCAGGTTTTCTCCGAGTATCTCGCGGGTCACGGATTGTTAGGGCGCTTCCCACCCGCCAAGAGATTTTAACTTGGACTGATACGCACCTGTATACACTTCAGTTTACGGGCACAACGGACGTTTTTACCCTGCAAGAGTACGCTGACAACATATCTATTGCGGGTGCTCGCGCCTGTATTTCAGCCAACAACGTGACATTTTGGATGGGGCAGGACAAGTTCTATGCCTACACTGGACGGGTAGAGACCCTTCCCACGACGCTTCGTCAACAAGTATTTAGTGATATTAATCTTTCTGCTGGGTATCAAATAATTGCTGGTACTAACGAAGGTTGGAACGAGGTCTGGTGGATATACCCCAGTGCTACATCTAATTACCCCAATCGTTATGTAATCTTTAATTACAACGAAAAGATTTGGTATTACGGCAACATTGATAGAACTGCTTGGTTAGATTCACCGCTACGTGCTTCTCCTGTAGCACTTAATACTCCTTCTGGGTCAGATACTGGATACCTTTATTTCCAAGAAAACGGAGTAGATGCTGATGGTGCTCCAATGGAGTCCTATATTTTATCAAACGATTTTGACATCGGTGATGGTGAGCAGTTTATGCTAACTCGTCGTTTGCTGCCTGACCTTAACTTTACTGGGTCTACTGCAGTGCAACCCGAGGTTCAAATTCAATTACGGCCTCGCCGCTTCCCGGGTAATCCTGCTACTAACAGTGTGACGGATGAGAAAGCAGTCATAGAGACCACGGCCAATAGTTACACTGAGCAGGTCTATATCCGTGCCCGTGCTCGTCAGATGGGGCTTAAGGTTGGCTCAACAGGACTTGGCGTGCAGTGGCAGTTGGGTAATCCCCGCCTTGATGCAAGACAGGATGGTAAACGTTAATGGCGATGGAAAGATTCAGGTTTGCTAACCTGCCGATACCGCCAATCGAATATAGCCCTGAGCATCTGCGTCAGGCTTTTCGCATTTTAGAGTTGTATTTTAATCAACTAGATTCGCTCACGCCCAATCAAGCCCAGTCATATCGTGCTGATAACTTTTACGGTGGTAACTTTATTGGTGACCTAACAGGCGATGTTGTAGCGGATAACGCCACAGTAAAACTTCTTAATACGATACAAGCCTACATACAGGCTGCAACGATTAACACCTTAGCAACTAATTATGCTCGTATTCAGTCTTTGTTGAACAACCGTATCGTCAGTAAAGACATTATGGCTGACAAGTTTTATGGGTCTATTGTTGGTTACGCAGGTGGATCAATTCTGCCCCATATAGCCGCATCGGACTCAACAGATCAAGTAGCGGGTGGGGATGACACACCTACACTTGTTGAATTTAACACTTTAGATTCGGGGTTTGGTTGGACGCTTAACTCACCGGGTTCTGCTACGGCTGATTATGCTGGTGTATACACAATTAGATACAGCATACAGTTTATTAATACAGATAATGATATTCACTATGCAACTGTTTGGCTAAAAGTAAACAACAACGATGTAGTCAATTCGTCTACTATCTTTCACGTACCGGCCCGTAAAAGCGCAACCGTTGGAGAAGAAGGATACGCAGTTGGGTATTCTGAAGTTACTTTTGAAGTAGATGTTGGGGATGAAATTGAGTTGTATTGGGCAACAGATTTGGCTGGCAATCCTACAACTCCTATAGACGGGGTTTATCTCCTCCACGATGTTGCTTGGACTACCCCAACCAATCCCTATGCCCGTCCAGCCGTTCCGTCTGTTATAGGCTCAATTACGTTTGTTTCTGCTGCCGAAGGCGCTGGTGGTGCTTCGGGTTTAATAGGTATAGCCCCCCTGCCAGTCTATGGCTACGGCCAAGTGGGGACTGTTACAGTGACTACAAATCTAGGATAATTCCGCTATGAACCGAGGACTTGCTGCCCTTCCCGTACAACGCTTCCAAGGCGGTGGCCCTGCTATTGGTCTGGGAGGTTTGACTTCCCCTGTAGCGTCAATCGGCCCGATTGGGGTGACCCCTGCCGATATAGGAATCGCTGCTCTATCAGCCATGAACGCCCCAGTAGCGGCACCATTGGCAGCAGTCAACACGGCTATTAATGCCATAAATGCCTTATCGGCTATGAATGCAGCAACCCAACAATCTCCAGCCCCTGTTTCTTCCGTAGAAGGTCAAATTGCCGCTACCGCAGCCCAAGAAGCCACGGATGCCGTAGATGCTGCTGAGGGTCTAGCCGCTATGAATGCTGCAAATGCAGAAGCCCAAGCCGCCGAGGATTCTGCAACTCAAGATGCTGCCCAAACGGCTGCTATGGTCGATGCTGTAAATGATGCTGAAGCCGCCGCTGCCGCTGCTGATGC